TAATTTTTATCGATGGTATGTAGATAGTTTTGAATCTAAATATAATAGTATGCATAAACAGTATGACTATAGCTTATTTAGGTTTATAGTAGATTACCTTATAACTAACTATAGTTATAAGAATCTAATGGAGTATACAGATACTAGTTATAGCGGTAACTATCTCTTCCCTGTACAAATGGATATACAGAATATATCTAGCTACATAAGAGCTAATGAGATACCATTCGGCTCTGATCTTATATTAGAAGATGAATTAGACCAACTCTATGTAAGTGGAGTATTTGAAGAGATGTCTAATTACTTACTTAGGTTATTAGGTATGTATAATATAAAATATAACGATGAAGAGTTTATGACTGGTAGTAATGTTAAGACTGGTATAGGTTGTGGCTATTTACCGGTGAGATGGGTATGGGGAACTGATATTATAAGTGTATCAGTAGCTTGTCTTACTATGGACGATCTACTTAGTATAGATAGTCCTGATGGTGCTTTAGAACAATCTATAATGGTATGTTTTGATCAGGAGGTAGTAAATGGTACAGAGTACTGATCTTATAAGATTACCTATAATAGGTAAACTAGGTATGCTTATAGAAGCATTAGAGCTTACTAGTAATAAAGCTAGTATATATAGCATACTAGAAGATATAGTAGAACTATCAGCAAGGTTTATACAAGGTGATCTTGAATATAACTATATTAATAGTAAGATAGCAGAGATTGGTAAACATGTCTTTATGAATACTAATGGATTAGAGCCAGAAGCTATAAGTGTTCTTTTGCGTGAACTTATAGAAGAGTATGGTAGTATGATACTAACCTATCATATACCAGTACAGAGTATTTCACTGGTTAATTATGATACTCTTAATATGAATATCGCAAATAGAGAGGCTATAGAAGATGGTACAGTTACACAAGAGATATGATTTTGTAACACTAGCTCCAACTGAGCTAGGTGGTAGCTATAGAAGTATGAAAGTACTAGGTATATTAACAGCAGATAGAGCTATGACATATAGAGATATACATACTCTACATGAGAAAGTTAAGAGATACCTTAAACAAGATTACGCTATAGAAGATCTTACTTATATACTATTTGAAGCTGTTAATAAGAACACTGTATTGATACCATTAGAGTATATAGATATGGATAGCTTACAAGAAGTTGAACAACTTAAGCTAATGATAGAAATACCTAATGCTAATACAGAAGATATTAACATAGTAGCAGCTAAGTTAACAGAGTTAGGCTACTACGGTTGTAAAATAGAATATAAAAAAATATAGAATATATTAGTATGATAAAATCCAATTTAGATTAGATTTTTGATATGGAGAACGTAGTAACCAGGACTATAAGGTCCTGGTTACTATTATTATTATTTTTTAAGATTTAGTAGACGTTAAAGAACATATAAAAGGCAATACGTTATGGTAGATAAATTAGTATTTAAGAAACAGACTGAAGAATACTTAAATAGATTAGATCCACAGTCTGAATATATTAAACAAGCAAGCATATTTATTAGTAAATCTAAAGGTATAACAGTAGAAGAAGCTAGAAAGAAAGTAATAGCTGTACTTAAATCATATCCTATTAAAAATCCTATAGTTAAATTTAACCATAGAGCTGAAAATGGAGATATGTTTATAGATACAGAACCATTACTTAGTTATATAAAATCTGTACAAGATGAACATAATGTATTAGTACCATCATTTACAGCTTATGTACATCCTAGTATTAAGAAATCATTACACGCAGAGTTTATTAGTGTTAATATTAAAGCTAGAAAAGAAGATAAGAAGAAGCTATTCTACTATACACAAACTGGTGATAAAGACAAAGCTATGTATTACGATAATATGCAAAAGACTAGAAAGATATTTAATAACTCTCTATCTGGAGCATATGCTAGTAAGAGTACTATACTTTATAATCCATCGGCACACTATACACTTACATCAGTAACTAGATGTGTTAGTTCTATAGGTAATGCAGTAACTGAATCTATTATATCTGGTAATAAGATATTTAGAGATCCAGATAGTGTACTGAATTACATATCTAGTGTACTTACTAATGCTGATATGGAAGCTCTACAGAAAGTAATAGATAAATATGGTATAGTATATCCAGAAGTATCTGATGTTATGCTTATGGTTAAAGAGAGTACTGAAAACTTTTGGAATATACCAGCTAAATTAGATTACATTAGGGAATACTTAGGTAAGTTAAGTAAACTAGAATTAGCAGCAGTACTCTATACGAATGACCTACTTAACTTTAGAAGATTGAATAAAGATATTATGGTTAAACTTATAGCTAGACTTAGTTCTACTAAAACTGGTTATACTACACCAGAGACTGAACTAGAAGATATAGAGAATGTGCAAGAAGGTGTACAATCACATGTACATAATATCTGTCAAGATGCTATTAAAGGTAAAGTTATAGAGTATGATAAGATGGTAGGTAGTGAACTATTAGATCTACTAGCTTCTACTGCTAGATATGTAGCAGAAGGTCTTACAGAGTATAAAGATTTAATACAAGCACTACTTATTACTAAAGTAGGTCCTATCAATATAGCTTATATAAAAGAGCTTATGAGAAAGTGTATAGTACTATCAGATACAGATAGTACATGTGCTACCTATGATGATTGGACACGTTGGTATAAAGAGAACTGTAATGGAGAAGATAGAGATCCTATAGGTGTAGCTTCTACGATGATGACAATAGCTACCCAGACTATGGACCACTATATTAAAACACTATCTGGTAATATGAACTTAGATAAGAGTAAGTTTGAAACACTGAAGATGAAAAATGAGTTCATGTGGAATAGTTTCGTAACTATGAATGCTAGTAAGCACTACTTTGCAGATGTTTCTATAAAAGAAGGTAACGTACTTAGAGAACCTAAAGCTGAGATCAAAGGTGTACACCTATTAGCATCTAGTATATCTGCAGAATATAGAAATGCTGGACATGGTATGATGGACGAGATACGTGCTACGTTAAGAGAACATAAGAAACTAGATCTATATAGTTATGTAAAAAGAGTAGCTGATATAGAAAGAGAGATTATAGCTAAGATTAAAACAGGTAGTACAGAAGTACTTGGTACTGATAAGATAAAAGATCCTACATCTTATAAAGATGCTCCTGAGAAATCTCCTTATATACATCACTTACTATGGAAAGAAGTATTTGCAGATAAATATGGCTATCCTGGTGAACCTACTTATAACGTAGTTAAAGTACCTACTAACTTAGATACTGAAGCTAGAATGAATACTTACTTAGAGTCTTTAGAAGATCAAGAGTTAGCTAATAGGTTTAGAGCATTTCTTAAGAAGTATGGTAAGAAGAATATAGGTACGTTTAGACCACCTATGAGTCTTATAGAAGGTAAAGGTCTGCCAGATGAACTCTTTAACTGTGTTAACTATAAACGTATAGTAAAAGATAACTGCGGTATGATGTATGTTGTATTAGAAGCACTAGGATTCTATAAATCTTCAGATGTGTTAATTTCAGAGTTAGGATATTAGAGATATGGATAGTTTAAATACAAATTATAAAATGGTAGGTATGGGTCAAGTAGTTAAAGATAAACTTGAAGATGGTTATAGCATAGAAGTAACTATGGTAGAGTCTATGCCTACCTTAGAAGGTGACTATAACGAAAAAGAGAAGAAATCTCTTAATAATGTAAATATGTCTGGTAAGACTACATCTTTACAAGTAGAGAAAGGTAAATCTGTAACTGCTAAGTGGTTGAATCTATATAACTCTAATAGAATAACAGCTCCAGATGTTACTATAGGAGAGATGGTACATCTATTCCAATATGCTGGTAATGATGAATACTATTGGGCTTCTATAAGTACTAATATACGTAAGAGAGAGAAAGTTATATATGGATTCTCTAATAAAGATGATGCTAAACCTAATCAACCTTCTGGAGAAGAGCAATACTATATGCTAGTAGATACTAGAAATAAAGAAGTAGTATTTCACACTGCTAATAATGATGGTGAAGCTAGCTGGTATGATCTTATATTTAACACGGCAGATGGTATAGTAACACTAGTAGATCAACAAGGTAACTATACAGAACTTAAATCTGTAGATGGTATACTTAATATAAGAATCAATAACGATATAGTTATAAGCCATGATAGAGATCTTACTATAACTACAGGACAGAACTATACGCATAAGATAGGTTCTAATAGAACTGTAGAGATAGGAGCCGAAGATAAAGAGACTATAGGCGGTAACCAAACTGGTAATGTATCTGGTAATAAGACTACACAGGTAGGTGGGGCTTATAATCTATCAGCATCTGGTACATCTACTTGTAAATCTGGTGGCACTATGACTATGAATGCTCCTCTTATCAAATTGAATTAGGAATAGAGATATGGAGTCTACTATAACATCAACTGGTAGAATAACTAATCAATCTGGTTTATACCATGCTATAAACCCATGGGAAACTCATTACTTTAAACATACTATAGAACATAGTGAAACTAAGTTATTTAAAGAAACTATAGAATGGAGTCTATCTGGTAATATACCTAATGAACTTAAGATAGATAATAATGGAGTAATAACTGGTAAAGTACTTACGTTTAACTTTCAAGATGCTACTAAGGATAATATATATCCTAAAGAGAAGATAAAGCTAGATGGTAGTAATTGGCAATCTATAGGCAGGTTTAGAGATACTACATATGATTTTCAATTTACAGTAACACATAAATATCGTACTTGGGAGGTAGAATCTTTAGTAGATAAAGACGGTAATGAACTACCTACGTTAGCTACATTGAAACCATTATACTTAGAAGCTACATTTGAGCAATATAAGACACAATTAGAAACTCTATTAGAAGTAGAAGGTACTGTAGCTAAGTTTAAAGAGGAGTCTGTAAGTAGCGACGTAGATATATTAGTTATTAGGAATAATAACATAGATACTCAGTTGTTTCTAGAAGCATACTTACTAAGTAATTTTACTATAGTAGGAGATGAGATAGTAAAACATAGTATCTATAGGAATGGTAAGAAATATACCTATGATACATTAGAAGAACTAAAGAAGGAGTTTGAATAATTATGCCACCAGTAGTAAGATTAACAGATATAGCATCAGGACACGGTAGCTTTCCACCTACTAATGTAATAGAAGCTAGTAGTAATACTATATGTAATGGGTTAGGAGTTCATAGGTTAGGAGATGCAATACAACCACATGCTTCACCTTCACCTTCTCCAGTACATAGCAGAGCATCTGCAGTAGCATCTACAGATGTAACTTGTAATGGTAGAGGTGTTGTTAGAATAGGAGATGCTGTTAATTGTGGTGGTATATTAGTAACAGGAAGCGGGAATGTATTATGCGACTAGATAAACCTAAAACAGATAATAGAATACTGAATAATGTTAATAAAGAAGTAAGTGCTATTATAACTAATAAGCACTATGAAGTACCTGCTATAAAGCAATCTAGAGAAGATAAATTAAATATGCTACTAGATAGTATAGATAGTGTAAGAACTAATGAAGATGGTTCTGTCTATATTAAGTTTAAAGAGCATGTTATTATAGAAACTAAAGGTAGCTTTATTAAGTTTAGTACAGAAGGTGATATTATAGATAGTGCTAAGATGATACATTTAAACCCTAAG